CGCATGTCAATCATGCACTGGGCCGACCCGCAGATCTTTGACTTCATCGTTTGCAAGTCTGACTTTGCAGACCACTGGACCACGAACATCTCGGTCGAGATTGACGACGACTACTTCGCTGCCATCGAGCACGAAGACGTGTTCGCAATGGCCGTCCGTGAAGCAGTGCTCGACGGAATGCTCACGAATGGTGAGCCTGGGTTCTTTAACTCGACACTGGCCTCGGTAGGCGAGGACGATGACGCACGCTGCACGAATCCGTGTGGTGAGATTGCACTCAACGAGTGGGAGTCGTGCAACCTCGGCCACGTCAATCTGGCAGCGTTCGCTGAACCGTCACCTGCGATGCAGGAAGCATTCGAGCTGATGGCCCGCTTCCTGTTGCGTGCCACGTTTGCCGAACTGCTCAACCCGCTGCAAAGCAGTGTCGAGGCCGACAACCGACGCATCGGTGTTGGCTTCTTCGGTTTCCAAGAGTGGCTCGGGCAACTGGGCATTCGCTACAGCGAAGCCAGCACGCCAGCCGTGTCTTCGGCACTGGCCGACATGAAGCGCTGGGTGATCGAGGCGGCTGATAGCTATGCCGATGCACTCGATATCCCTCGTCCAATCAAGCACACAACAGTGGCACCGACTGGCACGATTGCAAAACTGGCTGGTGTCACCGAAGGAATCCACCCGATTTACGCACGCTATTTCGTGCGTCGAGTGCGCTACGCCAACCACGACGAGGGACTCGGACGCCTGATTGCCGAGGGCTACACAACCGAGCCGTGCATCTACAGCGACAACACCACCGTCGTGCTGTTCCACGTTCGAGATCCCCTGATGGATCGAGTGGCGGAGCGGTACGTCGAGCAGGCTGACGACCTCACGGTTGCTGCCAAGCTCGCTGTGCAGCGGCTGGTGCAAGAGCACTACGCCAACAACGCTGTGTCCTACACAGTGAACTTGGCCGACGACACGACGCCGAGCGAACTGCGGAAGGCACTGGACGAGAACCTGCACGCCCTGAAGGGCACCACGGTCTTCCCGTTCAACAGCCGCCCGCAGTCGCCATACACGGCGATCACACAGGCCGAGTACGAGTCGGCCATCGACCACGGCGTGGACCAAGGCTTTGACGAGTGTTCGTCGGGAAGCTGCCCCGTAAAATGACTGAGGAGCAACGAATGACCGAAGAACAAGAAACACCAACAGTGACGATGGCTGTTGCGGGTGTTCTGCCAGTCAGCCTCGATGACAGTGACCTCAAGGTCGGCCTGTTGTTGATGGCTGACGGCAACGTCCGCTGGGCCGAGCTGCACGAAGACTGAAAACGCAAAAAGCCCCCACACCTCCGAGGAAGTGTGGGGGCCAGTTGCCTGTCGGTCAGGACCAGCGTGCGGCGTTGCGCTCGACCAGGCGGGTGATTGCTGCGGACTCGTTGCGCTCGGTGAGGAGCACGTTGCCGCACTCATCGAGAACTGCGACGCTCGGTGCGAACTGGCCCTTGTGGAAAAGGACGTGGCCGATGATCTTGCCGTCCAAGCTGATCTCGTTCAGCTTGTTTGTGTGGCCCTTGACGCTGGTGACTGTGATGGTTGCTTCGCTCATGTCCATAAAACTATCGGGGGTTTCTACGCTCCACAACCTCACACCAAAAGAAATGTAGAAAGTTTTTGCTGGTTGGGAGGCCATATGAAAACCGATGGCCCAAAAGTAAGCGAGTTCATCTCGACGTTCCTGACCCTTGGCGGCAGTTTCCTCGGCCAGCCGTTCGTCCCGTTGGACTGGATGAACGACGCACTGGATGACATCTACGAGCTAGACGAGGACGGGCGACGAGCCAAGCGCACATACCTTCTTGGTGTCCCTCGCAAGAATGCGAAGAGCACCCTCGGTGCCGCCCTGGCCGTGTACCACCTGATCGTGGATCGCTCGGACAAGTCTCCGCAGATCATCTCGGCGGCAGGCGACAAGAAGCAAGCCCGCCTCGTCTTCGATGAAGCCAAGCGCATGATCCAATCCAGCCCCGAGCTTGATGCGGTCTGCCAAGTGTTCCGTGATGAGATCCGCTGCACAATCAACAACGGTGTGTATCGGGTCGTGTCTGCGGACGCTGGCCTGGCACACGGACTCAACCCGTCAACGGTCATTGTTGACGAGTACCACGTTCACAAGAACGCCGACCTGTTCACCGCACTGACGACTGGCTCGGCAACCCGTAGCCAACCGCTGGTGTTGGTCATCACCACAGCGGGCTTTGATAGCGAGTCACCGCTCGGCAAGTTGTACGAGTACGGACGACGTGTTGAAGCTGGCGAGGTCGAGGACACGTCGTTCGGATTTCAATGGCACGGCCCGAGGGACAATGAAGAGTTCGATCACACGGACCCTGAAGTCTGGAAGAAGTACAACCCATCCTGGGAGATCATGAACGAGTCCGAGTTCGCCTCGGCCTGCCGACTGACCCCTGAGTCTGAGTTCATCCGCTACCGCTTGAACGGATGGACCAGTGCCGAGTCCGCATGGTTCCCCGCTGGTGCGTTCGAGCAACGAACTGACGAAGAGCGCAAGCTCGAACCGAACGACATCGTGGTCCTCGGATTCGACGGCGCATGGCGTGGTGACTGTTCAGCACTCGTTGCCACTCGGCTCGAAGACATGCACCAAGAAGTCATCGGTGTGTGGGAAGCACCGCTCGATGATCCGCACTGGCGCACACCTGTTGATGATGTCAAGAAGGTCATCCGTGATGCCTTCGACACCTACACCGTCAAAGAGATGGCGGCTGATCCGTACCGCTTCGAGCAGACACTCATGGAGCTGGTGGACGAAGGACTGCCTGTTGTCGAGTTCACCACCAACAGTTTGCAGCGAATGATCCCAGCAACGCAGGCGTACTACGACGCCGTGATGGATGGCGAACTAACACACGACGGCAACGCCACGCTGATCCGTCATGTGTCTCACGCAGTCCTCAAGGCCGACAACCGTGGCGCACGAATTGTGAAAGAGAACCGTGCCAGTCGGCGGTTCATTGACCTGGCAGTTGCTGCCGTTATTAGTTACCACCGTGCAACCGTCTGGCGTGACGAAGAGGTTGCACCCGAAGCCCGAATGCTCGTCTTGTAAGGAGACCTCATATGCCTATCAACATCGTATTGCTTTATCTGCTTGGCGCTGTTGCGGTTGCTGTTGGGCTTTGGTTCATCTCTCCCGCAGCCGTGCTCGTCGCCGCTGGCGTGGCCTTGCTTCGTGCCGCATCGCTGCTCGAACCTGGTGGTGACCAATGAGTTTTGTCCAGCGCATGTTGGGTGCATCAGCAGCACCCGAGGCTCGGGCAATCACACACTCGGACCTGTTCGGCTACAACCTAGAAAACTCACACCCACACCACGGTGTACATGTCAGTGCTGAGATGGCAATGCAATCCAGCGCAGTGTTCGCTTGCGTGCGGATTATCTCCGACAGTGTTTCGACGCTACCGCTCGACTTCTTCCGTGAGGTCAAGGAAGCCCGTGTCCCGTTCCGACCGATCCCTGTGTGGGCCGAGTTCCAGGGACCAACCAGACGAATTGACACGATCTCGGCAATGGTCGTTTCGATGCTGTTGCATGGCAACGCATTCGCAGCGATCTACCGAGACAGGGACGACAGGATCATCGACGTGATGGTGCTCGACCCGACCACTGTGTCGGTCGAGATGGTCGATGGTGAGATCAGGTACCGAGTGCTCGGTGGCGCACTGCTGACCGCAATGGACATCTTGCACATCCCCGCAATGATGATGCCTGGCGACCTTGTAGGAATGAGTCCCATTGCTTGTGCTCGGGAGAGCATCAGCCTGTCACTTGCAGCCACCACATACGGCGGTGCGTTCTTTGCGAACGGTGCCGTGCCTGGTGTCGCTGTCGAAGTGCCTGGCGAACTTTCCGACCAGGGCATCCGCCAACTGAAGAAGTCGTGGAACGACGTTCACAAGGGTGCGGCCAACAGCCACAAGCTGGCCGTGATGACCGAGGGTGCCAAGTTCACCAAGGTGTCGGTCAATCCCGACGACGCCCAGTTCCTCCAGACCCGCCAGTTCCAAGTCTCGGACATCACCCGAATCTTCGGTGTGCCGCCGCACTTGGTGGCTGACGCATCGAACAGCACAAGCTGGGGATCTGGCCTAGCACAGCAAAACACGACCTTCGTGCAGCACACGCTTCGACCACTGGCCGAACGACTGGAGACTGGCTTCAACTGGCTGATGCGTTCTGAGGGACTACCCAAGAACACATTCTCGAAGCTGGTGCTCGACGGCCTGCTGCGTGGCGACACGATGCAACGCCTTGAAAGCTATGAGGTCGGTTTGCGAAATGGCTTCTACACAATTGACGAAGTTCGGGCGTGGGAAGACATGCCCGCCTTGACTGAGGAGCAGAAGCCCAAACCCGCAGCCCCGCCTGCCCCGCCCACTACGGACACAGAAGAGTCCGAGGAAGAATCCGAGGAAGACAATGACGACTGAACGACGAACATTTAAGGGGAGCGTTGAAGTACGCAGCGAGTCAGGCAGTGAAGTCGCTGTCGGGTATGCCGCACGCTTCGACGCACTCTCACAGAACCTCGGCGGCTTCGTTGAGCGCATCGAGCCGAGGGCATTCAACCAGACGGTCGTGGAGGCCGACGTGCGAGCGCTGTTCAATCACGACGCCAACTTCGTCCTCGGTCGCAAGTCTGCTGGCACGCTCCGCATGGACGTAGACGAGCAAGGGTTGCGCTACGAGATCGACCTGCCTGATACGGCAACGGGTCGTGACCTCGGTGTGCTGCTCAAGCGTGGCGACATCAGCGGGTCCAGCTTCGGCTTCCGTGTGCTGGACGACGAATGGGGCGAGACCGATGACGGCTTCCCACTTCGCACTCTCAAGAACGTGGCCCTTCGTGACGTTGGGCCTGTCACATTCCCTGCGTACACAGCGGCTGAATCAGCGCTGCGTTCGCTGGCTGAGGCTCGAAGCCTCGACATCGACGTACTCATTGAGGCCGCTGGCCGCAACGAGCTGCGTCAAGCAATGACACTCACGGATCATGAAGAAGTGACCCAGGCGAAACCTAGTCCTATCTTCATTCGACGGTCCCGTGGCGTTGCGTGAGCCGGTTGCTGCCACTCACACCCTGAAAAGCAAGGGGCAACCGTGCCCACCAATCTACCGCCTACGGGCAGGAGGAGAGTCAAATGACTCCAGAAGCCATTAAACGAGCACACGCTGCTCGGATCAACGCAGTCAGCGAACTGCGAGCACTTGACGAATCAGCCGAGGGCCGTGAGTTCTCAGCCGAGGAAGCACAAACCGAAAGCCGTCTGCACGACGACATCTCGAAGTTCGACAACCTGATTTCGGACGGCCTTGATGCCGTTGCGAAGGGTCAGGCACTCAGCGAAGCCGTCGCTGGTCTTGAAGCCCGCAGTGGCAGCAAGCCACAGGCTGAGCGTGCCGACCAGGTTGAACTTCGTCAGTTGCGTGCATTCGTCGCTGGTGAGGAAGCATCCGCACACTTTGGTCCCGAGACCCGTGCTGCGTTGCAGACCGAC